TTACGATTATATTTGCAGAAAAAAATTAGTATCCAAAGTCTATATCAAATTGATAAAGTTATTGGATTTAGTAAAAGATGGTCTAAACAAATTGAGGAGAATGTTGTTTGGCCAAAAATAAATGATAAGTTAACAAAAATGGCTCCGTTTGTAAACTATAATATGACACAAGCGAAGTTAGTAATGAAAGAAGTATATAATGGAAGTTAGAAAAAAGTTAGATGAAAAGATAAGAGAGTTGAACAGTACAAGAGTTTTTAAGAAGATAACACCGAAGTATGATTTAAGTTGGTATATAAAATGGGTAGCAAGTTTGTTTTTAATGATAGCAGTTTGCTTTAGAGCGGCTGACTTTTCACATATGTTTGATTTGTACTTTAGTTTTCTAGGAACAATTGGTTGGTTAGTAGTTGGTTACCTATGGCACGACAGAGCATTAATATTTTTAAACGCAATTTTATCAACAGTATTACTGATTGGTATTTTAACAGCATTTACAGAATGTACGGATTGTATGATACCCCTATGAAGAAAATAGAATTTATATCACTTATTAAAGGCGTAGAAACTACTATGCCAATTATACCTGCTAAAGAGTATAAACACCAATGGATGATTGATATGGCCAAGGACTTTAAGAAAACAGGTAGTTTGGCAAAAGGTGGTGACCATGCAGAAAATGAAAGAGTATTACATACAAGCAGATGTCCAGGTATTATTAATATTAAGAATGAGGGTTGGTTAGTAAGAACACACCAAGATATCAAACTTGAAATTAGTGGCGCTGGTCTTAAATGGTCAACACCATTAAATGATGAAGAAGCAAGTTTTGGTGTAGGTGAGGTCACAGTTGGTATTCATAAAGAATTTGCATATACAGATTATAGAAAGAACTGGCCAGAGGGTTGGTTTAAAGGATTAGTAAAAATTAATACACCATGGGTTGTGAAAGTACCATTAGGTTATAAACTATTACAATTACATCCTTCTCATTTAGACACAGGCGATTGGATGGCCGTTCCTGGTTCTTACACGGACTCATACGGCATGCCAAAATTAAACGCTGTGTTGGCATTTTTTAGAGACGGTGAATATATGATACCTGCTGGCACACCAGTAGCACAAATGATATTAGTAAAAAATGATGATGTCGAAATGGAACAAAGAGGCAGAGACGAAAAGTTTATGAGAGATTATGAAATACATAGTTTAATGTCACATAATAAATTTGAAAGGTCTTATAATTACATGAAAGAGACATGGCATAAGTGGATGAAAAAATGAATGTGTTTTGTATAGGCAATGCTGAAAGTCGTAGAGGTATAGATTTAGAAAAATACCGACCTCATGGTAAACTATATGGTTGTAATGCATTGACAAGAGATTTCACACCAGATGTTATCACAAGTGTTGACAATGGTATTATGCATGAGATATTTCATAAAGGTTTAGCATATCAAATACCTTGTTTCTTTAGAAACTGGACTAAATTGCCAATTATGGGTTTCGATAGTATGATTACAGACGCCGGCATGGAAGATAGTGAAATGAATTACATGAGAGAAAACGGTTTTATGGTAGAAAATAATAGAACCGAAGAAACAACACAATTTGTTCTCCATGGTTCTACTGTCAAAGGTGTTGCTGATATTATCAAAAAAGATGGTACTAAAGAAAAACAAAATGTAAACAGGTCTAACATCTATGTCAGTTATGTTGACCCAAAATTAGATAAGACAACATCACTTGTAGATTATATGAAATGGCACAATGGTGAATTTAAAGATTTTGGTTGGGCTGCAGGTCCAACAAGTGGTTATGTTGCATGTAAAAGAGAGAAACCAAGTTATGTCTTTATGTTAGGACATGACCTCTTCTCAAAAGATAGACATGTAAATAACATGTATAAGTCAACAAAACATTATGTGACTGCTGAACATCAACCAACACCATGTATCAACTGGATTAAACAATGGTTAGAACTGTTCAAAATGTATCCAGATATACAGTTTTTCAAGGTACAACAACCATATGATGAGAATGACCAGACTACAAAACCAGTATTAGAGTGGAATGGTATAAAAAATATTAACTATATTGATTATTCCAGGCTTGACAATATACTCAATTTATAGTATTATATAACACAATGAATAGTTTATTTTATATACTAGACAAAATACAATTATGGTGTATAACCATGAAAGAGAAACTAATTAAGTCCTCACTACCAAAAGGTGAAAGTGCTAGTGAATGGGCAAAGAAGAATAAGGAATATGATGAGAGTAAATAATACAGTACCAAATGTTAAATTTAAATGTAGAACTCTTGGCGAGTGGGTCGAGAAAGATACAAATGATTTTTTTAAGGGCAAGAGAGTGATATTGTTTTCACTACCTGGTGCATTTACACCAACTTGCTCTGAACACCAATTACCTGATTACGAGAAAAACTACAACAACTTTTTAAATAAAGGTATTGATGAAGTTTATTGTATATCAGTTAATGACGCTTTTGTAATGAATGCTTGGGGCAAAGACCTAGGCATAGAGAAAGTGAAACTAATTCCTGATGGCTCTGGTAAGTTTACTAGAGGTATGGGAATGCTTGTCGAGAAAGACGACAAGGGATTTGGATACAGGTCGTGGAGATACGCCGCTATCATTAATGATGGCGTTGTTGAAAAATTATATGAAGAGCCTGGATTCAAAGACAATTGTACAACTGACCCTTTCGAAGTGAGTAATGCAGAAAATGTTTTACAAAACTTATAAAAGTTGTATAAATACCAATGAGGCCGAATTATACAGGCCACACGAAAACAACAATACGATAATACATACAAGGAGAAAAATATGGATTTCGAAACTTTAAAGACCTCGTCAAGTAATTTTGACAAACTAACCAAGGCGTTAGAAAAGAACCTCAATCCTGAGGACCAATCAAACAAAAACAAATACCAAGACGAAAGACTTTGGAAACCAGAGATGGATAAAACAGGTAATGGCTATGCTGTTATTCGTTTTCTACCTGCTACTAGTGGCGAAGAAATGCCATGGCAGAGAGTTTGGTCTCATGCTTTCCAAGACAAAGGCGGTTGGTATATTGAGAACTCACTAACAACTCTTAACCAAAAGGATCCTGTGTCCGAAGAGAACACTAGATTATGGAATACTGGCGTTGATAGTGATAAAGAAATTGCAAGAAAGAGAAAAAGAAAGTTATCTTATTACTCTAACATTCTTGTGGTGTCTGACCCTAAACATCCTCAAAACGAGGGTAAGGTGTTCTTGTTCAAGTTTGGTAAAAAAATCTTTGACAAGATTACAGAGGCAATGCAACCGGCATTTGAAGATGAAACAGCAATCAACCCATTTGATTTTTGGAAAGGTGCAAACTTTAAACTGAAAATCAGAAAAGTGGATGGTTACTGGAACTATGACAAATCCGAATTTGAGGGTGTTAGCTCAATCAAAGATAGTGATGATGATATCAAAGCTATTTGGGCGAAACAATATCCTCTAAACCCATTCGTGGATACTACCAATTTTAAGACCTATGATGAACTCAAAGAGAAACTGAATAGGGTAATTGCTGGTACTTCACGAAGCACAGAGACGGTTTCTGCTGTAGAACTCCCACCTACGCAAGCCACAGCTCCTGTGTCTAGTGCAACAAGCGAAGATAAATCTCCGTCTTTAGATGATGATGACGATACAATGTCATATTTTTCGAGACTAGCAGACGAAGATTAACCTATCTCTCTCTATAAGGCTTCGTAAAAAGCACGCTAGAGGTCGCTACCTTAATTGGTAGCGGCCTCTTTTTTTTTGTATAAATAGTAGCATGGTAAATATTTTTAAACCACTAGTAGATATTCAAGATGGTGAATTCAAATCACAGTCTTGGTATAGAAATGCAGCCTCTTTGATAACTGATAAATCAAGTGCTAATGCGTTAATGCGTAGTGGTAAATTGATTGGTAGACCAAGTGGTGGTCGAATGAACTTGTTTTTTTATGACCCTAAAACAAAAGGCAAATTGCCTTTCTATGATATATTTCCTTTAGTATTACCTATTGACACCTTTCCAGGTGGTTTCATAGGTTTGAATTTTCACTATCTACCATACGGTGCAAGATATAAATTTCTATCTGAATTGCAGAGATACGCAAGTAATGGTAAGTTTGATAAATCTACAAGATTACAGGTGTCATATGATGATATCAAAGGTGTAGGTTTTACAAAAGCTGCAATCAAAAAATATTTGTACAAACAAGTAAGAAGTAATTTTTTAAGAGTGAACACAGACGAGATGGCAATTGCAATTAATTTACCAGTTGCACAATTTAAAGGTGCAAGTTTAGGTAAAGTGTTCGCAAATAGTAGGAGTAAATACTAATGGCAATATTAAGAGGTGGTCGTAGAATTGGTAACTTTGATATTCGACTAGGATTTCCTAGAGATAGGTCACTAGATAATGTTGAGGGCGACCCAAGATTACAGAGAAAGCCAGGTGGCAATCCAGAATCCACAATTGGTAGATTTACAGCAGCCTTAAATCAAGGTGAGGGTCTTTCAAGACCAACTAGATATGTTGTAAGATTTTTCATGCCTCAAAAATATAAATTAGGTGATGTAGGAAGAAAACAGACATCATACGGTCCTCCACCACACCAAACATATAAAGATTATAACTCAACAGAATTACAACAAAATGTTTCTATGATGTGTAATAAGGTAACTATGCCTAGTAGAGACATTAACACAACAGACCATATTACATATGGACCAGGTAGACAAATGCCATATGGTTATAGTTTTCCAGGTAATGTCGAGATGACATTT